TCCCACATCTCTTCGTGTGGAATAATATATCCTAGAGTAAGTCTAGGCTCATATGCTCGAGCGCAATGCCAGTAAACTTTATCTGGTTCTTCATTAGAACCATAGTAACCTACTTTTGCTGTCCACCCAGGAGAGTCGTGCATAGTCACGGTTGTTTTTGTTTGTGGATCTCTATATCTAAAGAAACCCTTTCCTTCTTTTGTATAAGTTAACAGAATATTATACCCTGGTGCGTTATGATTATTATGCCAATGCATAAAACCATTTTTTGGATAGTACATTTTTACTGGGCAATGTGGTGCTGATAATACTGGCTTTAACAATTCGTCTATTCGAGTAACATGAGACTTAACTTCTGCTGAAATCATGTTATTTGCGTTAAGATCTACTCCATAAGATATAGTAGCTCCAAAACCATCATGATCTAAATCATTTAGTTGCAATTGTAAAAAGTCATCTTCAGTATAATACTCATTTGTGTCTTCTTCTCCAAAAATTTTAATGTTATTCTCTAAGTCGAAAGTATTAAACCATTCACCAATTTCATCTAGTGCTTGTTTTAACTCGTCATTGTTTATTTCTATGCTTTTCATCTTGGAACTGGCCTATGTGATATTACGCAAGATTTTCCCATCAGTTCTTTTATATCATATGTATAGATAAAATTCCATCTAGCGTCAGGATCTGGAAAGTATGATCTTTTTATTTTATGTTCAGTATTGTTTTGCAGCCACCAAAAAGAAAACATATCCCATGGTTGCAAATAATTTGGATATAATTCTTTATCGAACTTAGCCCATTCTGAAGGAGTAGTTTGTAATCTATACTGATTCCACCATTCTTTCATAAAATTTAATGTCTTTGGCTTATTATCATATAAAAACAATCCACAGTGATCTATCAATTCTCCACCCGGAAACTTAGCATCAATAGATGCCGCGTACGCTCGCGCGCGGCTCATGCTAATATTGGCTTCAGGGTCGTGTTGTTCAAATATATGTTTAATATCTTCGTTATGAACTTGTGTATCGCAATCTATATAGCACGTTAATTCGTAAGGTGTCTTATCTAAAGCCCACAATTTTGCACGTACGTGTCTAGGAGTGCCTGTACATATTCTATCAAATATTTTTTTATCATCTTCTTCTATCCAATCTTCATGAGTAAAAAGAGTGATGTGTGCTTCTGGCCAATGATCTTTTAAGCTTATTGCTGAATATCTGGCTGCTGATATGAAGATAGGATTAAGAGATGCTACGTAAAGAAAGCCATTACTTTCCATCACTCTTTTCCATCTCTTTCATAACTAATACGGCGGTGTAAGCTTGAATTTCTCCAAGAGTTTTAGATTTACGTATCAAAGATTTTAATTTTCTATTCTTTGAATTTTTAATTTCTGGAATTTCAAAAGCTTCAAGTTTTGCTTCGTAAAGAACATCTGACTTCATTTGAGCAGCTTGATCTTCTGCAAGCTCTTTTTGTTTTCTTTCTTTTTCTCTTTCTATTGCTAAGAGTTCTTCGGTATTCTTATCAATCTCTTCAATAGTAAATTTTTCCATAATTTCATGCCAGTCTGGATTACCTTCTTCAGTATCTGAAACAGAGACAGTACTGATAGGTCCACCTTCATAGTGAAACTGGCATACAACTTGATCTTTTTGATCATTTGTCCAATATGGAAGTTTAATCGTGCGAGGAAGTTGAGTGTAGTCCATTCATATCTCCTAATAATCTAACAATATTATATATTTAAGCTGTTCTTACCCAGAGTGTTAAAGTAGCTACATTTTCAGTAGCACTTTGCACCGTTGCTCCAGTATAAGAACCCGTATAAGTTCCAGAGAAATAACCAGTATAATAACCAGTGTAAGTTCCAGCAAAGTTACCTAAGTAAGAACCGGTATATGCTTGGTATCTTGCGTAATAACCAGTGTAACTTCCAGCAAAGTTTTGAGAGTAAGTACCAGTATAACTACCAGAATAACTTTGATTCGACACTTGCCTTCTAGTATCGGTAAAAGCTGATCCAGCGGCAGCCCATGTACCACCACTCCCTGGAGCAGAAGTAGCTAATTGATACTGACCTATTCCAGCTTTAATTTTATTTCTTAACCTTGGAGTGAATTGTTTTATTTCTGTATCTGTCATCTCTTGAATGACATTTGAAGAAGCTAACTTAAGAGGTCTTACTGTTGTAGGAACACTAGTTGCAACTGTTTTTCTCCACAATTTAGTAGTATTACTAGATCCACCTATTATAGTATTGGTAAGAGTTCCTTTTTCTGTCCACGTTCCTCCTGAAGGAGCGCTTGGTTGTAAAACATAAGATCCTAGTCCAGCTCCTACTAAATTGTCTTGTGTACTGTCAATCCAAAGAGGATCTATAGTTGCGTCAGTTTGTTCTGATATAGAAGATCCGTCATACTCAACTGGTCTATTTGAGATACTTTCAGAGGCTGTTTGACGATCTTGATAAAAATTATAAGTGTTAACAGTGGTTGTAGTTCCAGCTGCCGGATGTGTTCCTACAGCTTCTGTTCTTCTAGTGTCTGTAAAAGTTCCAATAAGAGTAAGTCCTGTGGTGCTTCCAGGGTTAACCGAAACTGTTCCAACTCCAGTATCTGCCGAAGCGAAGTCTCCTAGTAGAACATGTTCTATGTAATCCTGTTCTCCAGAAGTCATTTCTTGTAAATTATTATCTGCTGTGATTTTAAGTGGTCCTGCCATTTTTAACTACCCGGTGAAAACATCGTCTTTACTGTCGTACCATTTACATCTTTAATAGTTAGCGTTGTTGCGTTATTAAAGTCTGCACTGGTAATAGTGTTAGGTGCTATAGAGAATCTACCAGTTGATGAATCAAATGCAATTCCATTAGCACTATCTTTTTGAAAGTGCGCTCTAACTTCAGCTGAAGATGGTCCCCTATATGTTATAACTCCAGTTGCTGAGTCGTATGATAGAGCTCCATCACCACCAGAGTCTATAGCGGATATACTCGATCTCGTGAGAATTATTACAGCCGCCGAGTCGGTTCCAGCATTGTTGATTGAAAAGTTAATAGCCGCGACTAAGTTAGAATCGGCGTTACCTGCTACAATCTGCGCGTCGAACTGCGTTCTGTCACCTATGTCAGTGGATATGGTATTTGTCTTAGTAACCCAGGTTGATACTGGATCGGTAAGATTAACTGTTGTTCTTGCTGCCATCTAATTTCTCTATAATTGTATTTAGCATAAGCTTTATATCACTTACTTCATTCTTTAAGTTATTTATATCTTCTTTTTCTTTTTCTTTCGCAGCTTTTCTAGCTTTAGCCGCTCTAATTTCTTCTACATTAGTGTTCAAAATAGCACCTGTAAGAGTATCACGAACATAACCAGGGTGGTTCTCAACTTTAATTTTTGCCATAATTATACGCTCAATGCTATAATTCTTAAATCTTTAATCCTTGGCACTTTGGCCGCGTTAGTACTTCTCATGACGATCTTGATCTGAAACTTACTAAACCCAGGTAACGCACCGTTTTGTCCTCCAGCCAAGAATCTATGTTCTCTATATCTTCCTGGGTTATCGTCTGTAGGTATATTAGCTTCTGGCGCGAGTAAAGTAAAGTCATTGTCAGTTATGATTTCATCAGAAGTTGCTGTTCTAAAGAAAAGCTGAAAGTCTGTTCCATTTGGTTTATTGGCACTGGCTATTATTTTTAGTCCAACTGCTTCTTCTGCTAGTGTAACGATTTTAGTTAAGTGTTTTGCCGCCGAAGTACCACCAGTGGCCGAAGTTTCATTGACAAAAGAAATTGGCACGTTAAATCCACTAGTTGCTGATGAATCTTGCTTATCGATAATATTATCAATCAATGACATTGACATTCTTTGCATGTCGATCATAGGAGCAACGTTAGAATCTTCAGTGGCTATGTTAATTTTTACGTCCATAGACTTATTACCTGCGCCTAGCTCTTCGGCTTCAGCACTATCATGACCTACGACATAAACTTTATCTGCCTGATTATTTTGATTAAGTTTAATAGGTTCAAAATCAGATAATTTTTGAAAAGCAGTTTCCGATCCAGCAAAAGATTTACCGGTAGATGTTTTAACACCAGCTGCAACATGAGTTCCTCTAGGTTGCAATACCGCAGCGTGTGGATATAAAATGCTGAAAGGTATGTTCTTTGTAATTAAAATATCTGAACCACCTCCGATAGCATCTGAGTCTGCAGCAGAATCTGCGTTAAACGTGTAACCACTAAAGTCAACTTTAGTAATTGGTCTTCTGGCGCCTTCAATACTTGATTTTGATATGCCACCAACACCAGCTGAATCTACGCCAGTAATAGTTACTTTATTTCCAACTACAAGGCCATGACCAATATGTCTTATTCTCACTTCTTGACTACCTGAAGTCACAGTGACTGGATTTTTTACTAGTTTTTTCTTAGGTACCGAAGCATTATGAAGTACGATATTACCAGTAGTTCTGGTAAATTTAGCTTGATATAGTTTAAAAGAAAGATCTTGGTTTTGCGCAGGAGTAAATGTAACTCCATTTTGAGAGTAGAACAAACTTCCTAATGTTGGTTGTTTATTTACTCTTCTTTCAGTAGAACCAAAAGTAAATTCATTAATCTCAGCTATATAAATTTGATAATCTTTAGAATCAGCAATTACAACTAAAGCATAATCTTGTGTGCCTTTTAAAAATATTGGCTCTTGAAAAGTAAAAGTAGTAGGTGTAAGCTCTGGACCAACCGTATCGACGTTAACTGAGCCAGATGGTAAAACTACAGTGGACCCAGGAATAATATCACTTCCGGAAGGAAAGCCATTAACCATTGGTCTTATTTGAATTTGTACAGGAAGAGCCGCATCTTTTTGAGCGAAGAATAAATCTACTTTCGTACAGTAGACTCCAAGTGGTTCATCTACGTAAAACGATTGCGCAATTGGTTGCTTATTGACTTGATAGCCTAGAGAGGTTACTGCCATTTTCTTATATCCTTTAATTCAAATTTTTTCTTCATCACCTGATATGTTCCTATTAACATCGACATTGGAGTAATAACAATGTCTGCGTAAAGCGCTCCTATAGAGTACTTACCATTGATCTTATTGTCATAAAAATCTCTAACTCTATCAGATTGCCATTGTGACTTTGCTACTAAGTTATCAGCTATTATCTTACCCCAAATATCATAACCTTCTTGCCAGATGACAGACTGTTTTCTATGCCAAGCTCTTAACTTTTTGACTTCAGTAAATGACATATCTCCTCGCTTTTCAGCGGCTGTACAACAATGTGTACCATTATCAGGCGCGTCGTTGTTATTAGTATCGATCTGCGCCCCAGCACCTCCAAAAGGATCCAATGGATCTGAACCTAGACCCGCAAATTCATTAGCCCAGTTTCCATAAGTATTAGCATTAGGATCGCTTGACCATGTATTAGTAGTACCAGTCACTAAGTTAGCATCGCTTATTACAGTGCCTTTGCCGTGGTTATTGTCTCCGCCGTCATCAACTTGATACCTAGCGTTATCTCTTATTCTTACGCCTTGAACGTTAAGTACTCGAGTAGATTGATAAGTTGCTTCTTTAGTATCTAAGAATCCTTTTGCAGAGTATGGAGCTTTTGCTATCGCTGCAGCGTCTGCTTCGTTGTTTGCGCTGATATCCATTATCTTAAATTCTACTTGTCCTACTCTGAACTTGATATTATCGTTATTAGGCACGATAAATGAACCTGTTATTTCGCCATCACCATTAGTGGTAAGAGTTGAAGATCCATCAGGATGAGTAGTTGCTCCTTTTAAAGTATTACCAAAATCTTCTGTAGCATCTGAGTAAAACTGAAAAGCTTCTGATCTTGTAAAATCAGATATAAGTGTACCATCAAAGAAAGGGAACACTCGAGTATTTGGTCTCATCCCTTGAACTTTAAAGAAGACTTTTCTTGATCTCATAAACGGTAACAGTGCTGTTTGAGTAACTCTATCTTCTACAAGTTCAAGTACTGTTTCTTCACTGACAACTCTGTTTACTGTACCTGCTATGGCTCCTGTTGAAGAACCAACTTTAAGATTTTCTGTAGCTATACCACCCCAGTTCCATGACCAGTTATTCCAATTGTAAGCTTGATTAGTTGAAAGTCTAGTTCCACCTGGGACAGTTTTATCAGCTAATCTATTAACGTCTCTCCATTCGTCTGAAGCAGGAGAAAGTGTAGTGGTTCCTTCATATACTACTACTGAGAAAGGATTAATTTGGATAGCTTTACTCGCTAAATCTTGATTTATGTATTCTATTTCTTCATGCTCTAAGTAAATGTTATCACCAATCTTTCTAACGCCTGTAGATTGAGCTGAGTCATATATAAGTCTAATATTTTCTTCTGTAAATGTAGGTCTTATACAATGCTCAACAGGATCTAATGCCGCTCTATATTCAATAGGATCGATAGCTGAAAGAGAGTGCGTTGTAAAGTTATCGATAAAGAATCCACCTTTTGTTCTATCATTTCCAGCAGAATCTAGAACTTGAAAATGTTTTGTATCTAATTCAAGAGCGCTAAGTGAGGTTACTTCTTCTAATTTATCGATTCTTTTTTCCAAGAATCCAATATCTTTCATAGTAAATCTTTTGTGCTCTATCTTTCTTACAGCCACATCTGAATCGTTACCGGTATTGGCGTTAAGTTTAATATCATATAAACCTAGAGTTCCATCTGGCTTGTCCGGAGTTACAGGTGAAAATGCTGGATTACCTCTTATAAATCTTATGATACCATTCCTATCAATTACAAGTTTACCTGCTGTGGCTAAGAAGTATTCTATGTCAGCCTGAATTAAAGTGTTAGTCCTAGGTTGCTTGATAGCTCTTGCAATTCCACCTGCGAATTCTCCATCAGAATCCATGACTGGTCTGAAGTCTAAAACATCTCTCAATGGAATAGTTCTACCATCAGAAAGTCTGTGCTTTGGAATCTGATCATAATTAACTTGACCGGTGTAAGAATTAATCGCAAAAAAGTCTCCAGACACTCCGTGTTCGAAGTGTTGATAATTAATAAACACACTGCCGGCCGGAGCAGATTGACCACCCTTAAGTACGAGTCTTCCTAAGTCATAGTGATTATCTCTTTGTCCATTATCAAGAGTAAATCTGTCTATGTAACTAATATTACTATCACCATCTTTAAGAACTTCGTTAACTGAAAATATATCAGCTCTATTTAACGGCAAGAACTGTTTACCTGTGATAGCATCTGTTTGAATACCTACACTAATAGATCTAGTGCTAAGAGTTTTTGTTTTAACTGAAGCATTAGCTTTATTAACATAAGCAAGAATTTCTAAAGTTTTATTTGCCGGTAGTCCGGTTATTGTTGACGATTGAGTACCAACACCACCAACCGATGGATTGTCAAATAGTGTACTTGGTGATATGATATTACTATCAGAACCAATGATCCAATCGTCGGTATTTGCAAAAGTTTCTCCGGTTCCGGATAACGAAATAGAGGCTGTGCCGACACCATCAGTGGCTGCGACAAATCTTTCTTGTACAGTTAAAGATATATCTGTAAGCGCTTTCGGTCTTGGTCTAGGTAGAAGAAACAAACTGCTACTATTAGAAGTTTCTTTGATTACTGCTTTATTATTTTCTAATATAGGATTAAAGTAATCAGTTATACTTGTTCCAATACTTTTTACGTTTCTAAAAGCTTGACCAGCGTTCATCTTTACGTCGAACAAATTATATTTTAAGTTAATACCGTCTTCGTCAATGGCTTTAACTCTGGCCGTACCTATCGTTGTCCCTTGAAAATCTGAATCATTTTTTAGTGTAAGCTTTTGAAATACGTTTATATTAGGAACACCTTGAGTATCAGAATCTACGTTAGGATTGACTATTACGAAGTTACCATAATCAGCTGCAACTACTTCGTTATTGATCGTGGTAGTTTGAGTTGATCTATTAATTCTTAACGTGGTTGGGAACGTTCTAGAAGCTCTGAATCCATCGACCACTGCGGTACCAGCACTTACGACTAGCTGAAGTTTAGTATTGTCTGAGTCTAAATCGAATCTAGTTGTAAAAGGTTTTACAAAATAGTCTCCAGAGTTTTCAAATATTCTTTTAGCTACAACTTCGTTCGGCACGTTATACGCATCATTAGCATTAATCGCATTATATATCACGCCTTTTTTAACTACGGCAACGGTTACAAAATTTTCGTCCGAATCTACTTCTGTGTCAAGAGCTATAGTTAATCTGATTCTGTATCTGTCGGCTCCCGGTGCAGCTAAGTTTGGAACACTACCTTGATTATCATACAAAGCCGTATTATCTGCAGCGGTTACAATTTCTTCTACAACTTTAAATCCAACGTTTGCGTCTGGAGTATCTGTGTATTTTGATATAATTTTAGATTGATCTTGAGTAAATACAAAATGTCCTCTGGCATAGTAAACACCAGATAGTAGAGTTACTTGCGTACCGACACCGGTGGCTGGATTAGCAGTAGTATTAGTAGTTTGAACTGTAAGTGTATCACTACCATTATTAATATCTTCACCGTTAGTCATTCTAATAGTGGAAGTTCCAGCAAGAGCTGAACTTGTATTAGTGTATTGGACATATAACGTTGCTGGATCACTACCTGAAGCTGCGACTACTTCAAGAACTTTTGCAATTACTCCAGAAGTTTGACCTGTAAATGAAGTACCTACTAGTGTACTAATGTCTGCTGGAAGTGTATTTATTGAAGTGTCAAGTTTTACAAACTCAAACTTTTGATTAATATTAGCACCACCCGGTCGAACAACTGCTCCTTCTTTAAATATATTATCACCAAACCTCTGCATCTCTCTTTGCATGATAGTTTGGCTTTGAGTTAGTTCTCTTGCCTGAAGTGCTCTACCTGAATTAAAAAGTATTCTGTGAAAGTTATCACTGTCCGCAAAATCATCTTTATAGGTAGTAGCAAAGGTTGTATTAGTAAGATTTGTCGCCATTATTTTCGCCTTATAGTGTTACTACAATTTTTATATCTTCTGTTTGATTAGACGCTCGTACTACTGGTGCTCTATTTTCTATGTATAATATCTCTCCACTAGTATTTAAGACATCATCTCTTGTAAATGCATCACTGTCTGCATCTACACCAACTGCTACTAAGTTTGCCGAGTTACCACCACCAGATATAGCTTCGCCTTCTTGAAAAGGTTTAAATCCAGTCTCTTCTGATTGGTGATAGTATACTTTATCACTGTCTATATCATCAACATAAGCTTTAGCTCCAGTTGAACCACCTGTTATTTCAGTGTCAACAGTAAAGTTTGCAGCGTCTGTGTTGCTCGTTACTTGTAAAAACTTTAATACTCTACCAGTAGCTGCCGTAAAGTCAGAATCTACAGTTCCTTTTCTTGGATTTCTCATAAGTACGATTTGTCTAAAATCATTACCTACTACAAAATCTCCTGTTTCTGTTCCTGCTGGTTTTGTATTAAACATAAGAGAAGTAGCTTTAAGTTCGTTTCTACAGTCAGCGCCCATCCCGCTATCTGGTCCAATGATTGCTCGTGCTACTGCACCAGCACCACCGCCGCCAGTTATAGACACGCTAGCAAAATTATATCCGTGTCCCATGGTTATAGCACTGTCTGCGCTTGAGTCTAATTCAATTTTTACCACTGCTCCACCAGAAACAGTTGCTGTGGCAGCCGCGGCTTTTCCATCTCCGTCAATTGTTACAGTTGGAGGTGAAGTATAGCCACTTCCTCCTGCAGTTACGTTGATTCCAATAATCTGACCAGCTGACGCAGCATCTTGAACAGATGCCTGTTGTGCCTCTAAAGAACTTAATCCTGCACCACCGGCAGAATCTAATATTTTTTCTACTGGTACAAAGTTTGCTGATAAGAACTTACTTGCTCTTGTTGCGCTAAGAGCAAATAAAAATTTCCATACATAACCATCTGCAGTTTTAAATGGTTTTACAGAAGTTCCAGTTGGTTTTACTGTAGAAGCAGTAGAATTACCATTAGCATCTTTACCACCTTGAAGTACTATATAAACTTGGTTATCTTCTGTAAGAACGTAATATTGATTTGTAGCTGGAATCTCTGTAAGATTATCGTCATAACCATTATATATTGCGCCTGAAGACCAGTTATATCTAGGAATAGTAAATGTAACGTCTCCTGCTGTTTTTATAGACTGCATAGATGCTCGAGCATTTCTAATAGATCTTGGATTATCTATTGGAGTTGGAACAGTCTCCGCACTGTCCCACGCTTCCGACCTACCAATTCCGATGTAGTATCTAGCAGTTTGAGCTGTAACCTCGTTAAAAATAGTTTGAGTTAATTGTCTTTTTAGAGGATCTGTAATAATTGCTGTCATTTTTTATCTCTACGTAATTGTTACACCAGTGCCGGCTGAATCCGCGCCTGCTAGCATAAACCAGCTGGTTCCATTCCATATACACTGTGTTGCATTATTCTGTGTTACATCAAAAGAGGTACCTTGAGCAAAAGGATGCGGAGTAACTGTTGCGGTACCGGTTCCAATGTTTGTAAAAATTTTAAATTCTCCTGCAGTAGTTCCTGGGCCTAAAGCTAATGCAAGCGAGCCAGACTTATTACAAATAATAAGAGAGGCTGCAGAATCTACCGCTCCATCTGCCGTTTCTGTGGCAGAAGTATAAGCAAGTTTAGATACTTCTACAGAACCTTTTCCTTGCCCGTTTAGTTTTAAGTTAATATTTGTATCAGCTCCTTCAGCTTGAACTGTTGGATTACTTCCAGACACTTGGTTAGTTATCTTTAAATTATTAACAGCACTTGAAGTAGAAGTTAGGTTGATCATAGTGGCTCCAGCTGAATCAATTATTGATTGCTGAATCTTAGGCCTATAAATTGTAGGTGACGTTAAGGTTTTATTTGTTAAAGTGTCTGCTGTAGCTCTTCCTACTAATGTGTCAGTAGAAGTTGGTAACGTAATCGTACCAGTATTTGAAATAGTTGATATAATTGGTGCAGTTAACGTCTTATTCGTTAATGTGTCAGTGGTATCTTTTAACACTATAGTACCAGTGGCATTTGGTAGACTTATCGTTCTATCGGCTGTAGGATCTGTAGCTATCAAGAACGTTTCATGAGAATCTATGGAAGCTCCTTCAAAAACAACCGCACTATCTGTAAACGATACTCCGGTTGAAAGCGTAGCGCTGTCTCCACCAAGTCTGGTATATAGTTCTATTAAATTTTGATTTATTTTAGTTCCAGCAGTACGAAGAGTATCTCCTGTACCGTCATTTGCTGAACTACCAATATTAATGTTTTGCCTAGTCATTTTAATTCCTGATATATTGTTCTATTTATACTAGAAAGATGAATCACTGGTGTATCTAGTGAACATTTCATTGTCCATAGTCTCTGTAGTTAGCGAGAAGTCAGGTCTTGCTGCACCTGCGCTGTCTCCGATGTCACTATCATCAAACTTGAACGAGTTAACTCCAATAAGTTGTGCAGTATTAGAATAAAATTTATCAATTTGTTGAGCCGAAAGATTTTGATATACACTTACAATTTGGTCTAAGCCTACTCTAAATGTTGTAGCATCTGAATCAATTAATCCAGTCATCTGAGTAAACGATGAAACCGGAGATAATAAAGCTTCAGAAGTCAATATCGGTCCAACAGCTGAATCTAATACAACTAACGGAGCAGAAAGACTTAAACTTGCTTCTCTTTCAACTATAACTTCTCCTGCAAAGAAAAATCCTGCAGGATGTACAAACTTTTTATATAACTCACTCCACTGAGAAGTATCTATACCTACTTTAATAAGTAGCGAAAAGATCTGGTACAATTCAGCATTTTGTATAAATTTTAGAGATTCCGTACCAATCTCTGATTCTCCAACCGTAAATATCTGTCTCTTAGGATATTCAACTTCTGCAGCTTGTTGAAAGAATAATCTAAAAAACTCTTCAATAGAAAATCTACTTCCTTTATGTTGAGCAAATTGAGCAAGTCTTGTAAGAGCAAATCTTACGTCAGAAAAGTTTTCACCAGTTTTTAAGCCACCAGCAATTTCTGATACAAGATTGTTTAAAAACTGAGTCTGCGTCGCATGTATGTCACGCGTGTCAAATAGTCTTCTATTGTCTTCTCCAAATCCATGAGGACCATCAGAATCCATAAACTCATAATAATTTTCTAAGAAAGATACGAGCTTTGGAAAATCAGCAGTAAAATACTCCGGAAGAGATTCTCTAACTTTTCTTACTTGAAAACTTCTAGGTCTTCTATTAAGATGTGGATTTTGCGACATATTATAATGTTACCTGCGTATTCTGAAAATCTAGTTGAGCTTTAGAAGTTGATAATGTTCTATCAATATCTAGAATATAATTACGTAGAGGTCTTATTGTATTTTGATTTGCTGGAGTAATATCTACTCTTATGCCAGAGCCTTCAAATGCAGAAGGATTAAATCCTGTAAAAGTAACAGTACCAGTAGCACCTACGTATGAGCCTATATTATCTACAACAACGTCACCATCATTATTAAAAACTTGTAATTTAGTAGACTTTAAAAGATTTTTAATGGTACAAGTTTGCCCATTTAAAGTAAATCTTGAAGTAGTCAAAGTATGATTAACATCATCTGGCGTGGCTATGGCCACTGGAAAGTTAACAGTATATTGAAGTGTTTCTCCTACCGATGGAGTAAAAGTTTGATTAAGTTTTACATCCATCTTAGAGTTAAGAATAGCTTCGTCCAAAGCGTCTAGTTGAGTTAATAAGTTAGATCTTCTAAACACTTTGTTAAACTTATTTAAGTTAGTAGAGAAGAAGTTATTAATAGTCGTTTGAACTAGATTTTCAACTGTTTTAGACGTAGAACTCGTTAAGTCTGGATCTAAGTTAAAAGTAGTATTTATTTGAACATTTGTAGTTATAGGATCGACAAAAACTGTATCGATAGACATTATGGCTAAGTTATCTGTAAGTTCTGTTCTTATAGTATCTTTAACGTTCTGTTGAGTGTCATCAGCGATATTGGATTTAAACTTAAGTCCAACAAATACTTTTCCAAACTGAGGAGGTTGATTATCAGCTCCGCCAAATGAAGTTACGTCATCTAAGAACGAACCGTAGTTTGCCAAAATTTGAGCAGTATAGTCTTCTGCAGTAACGAGTCTTCTTTGGGCCGTGAAAGATATAGGAGCATTTTGTCTTATTGATTCTATACTTTCTTTAAACGCTCCGCCTGATGCGTTACTTTCAGTAACGGTAGTTAAATTAATTGGTGATCCATCTACGGTGATAGTAGTTGTAGGCGAGAACGAAGAAGCTCCGTTAGCGGCTGTAGCTTTAGTAGATAGATAATCAATTACAATTTTATTTCCAGCTTCTGGGGCTTTTCCAGTAGATATACCATCTCCAAATATTACTTCAAAGTAGCCATTTGGAACTTCTTTTATTTGAAAGAGTGTAGAAGTATTTGTTATTCTTATCGCTTGATTAATATTAGTATAAGTATCAAAAGCCGTTGATGATGCAGTCGCAAACACTCTTACTCTGATAGTAGTGGTGTCCATTGTAACATCTGGAATAACGTAAATTTGTGAATCACCAGTTTCACCAACAAAGAAAGTCTTTGTTTTTTCTTGTCCTTCGAATACTGGAATACCAGTTTGACCATTTCCATCTAAGAACTGATAAAGTCCTGCTCCATCATCTAAAGCCGTAAAATTTTCTCGAGTTTGAAACGTATAAGAAACATCATCAACTGAAGTTGTAAACTGCGTGTTTCTTGGCAGTGTGATTGCAGTTGGTCTAGTTGACGAAGCCACAGAAAGAGATAAGTTAAGTTTAGCTTGAGCAGACGAGTAAGATCTTGGAACATATCCTAAAGCTTCAGCATGAGAAACTATTGAACTTCGAAGCTGTGCTGTATTTAAAAAGCTTTCATTTAAGGCAAAGTTACCAATAAGACCATTGAAATGTGTGTTATAAGCTAAAACGTCTAGTACATTACTTAGTCCAGAAGCTTCAAAATCGTAATCAGCAAATTCTGTTTTTTGTTTAAGAAAGTCTTTAAGTTTAGTTTTGATAGTATCAAAATCTAATTGAGTTGATTTAATTGTTGTTGCCATTTATCTTAACCTCGTTAAAGAAACTTCCACTTGCACCTGTTGAGCTGTATTAACAACTTGAAAGAACACCGTAACTTTTACTTCGTTCTCGTCTGGACTTATGATACTATTTATGTTAAGTACTTTTGCCCTAGGTTCGAAGTCTTCTATTGACTTTATTATTCTCTCTTCTAGCGAATCATCATCAATATCAGTGCTTAATCTAAAAAGCATTGAATTTAAATCACCACCATATCTCGGCAAGAAAGGTTTCTCTGCAAAATTTGTAAGTAACAAATTTCTTACAGCTTGTTTTACTGCCGCTGCGTTACTCTTTTTAAAAATATCTCCAGAAGGCTTCTTTGTAAATGACAGGTCTATATCTTGATAACCTACGGTTCTGGCCGTAGTTATGGTTTTATTACCAAGATTTCCATCTTCTATTGAAAAAGCTCTTGCTGGCATTATATTTCCTTTATTGTCTATTTATAACGAAATTTCTTCGTTTGGATCTAAAATTTCCATTAGTTCGTTAGTAGACTGCACGTAATTATTAAATCTGGTTTCAACTTCATTTTGATAAGTTACTGTCCATGGAGGAATAATCTCTGGCATCACCAATATCAACTGAACGTTTAAACTTCCATCAGGATTATAGATATCGTAATCTAATATTAACTTATCAAACTGTAATAAGTTTTTAAGATATATTGCTAAGTCAAATGTTTTTTCATTATCTACTTGACCATTTTCGTCTATGAGTTCATAGACTACTGCACGGCCTCTTGACATTAAATAATTTATTCCATCACTGACATCAAGAGTCTCACCCGGCTCAGCCCGGTATAAGCCTTCGACGACTTGCAATCTATGATTAGCAAACTCTCTACTACAAGTAGCAGAGTTAACTACCTTCATAGCCCGAGCTTGTAACACATATTGTTTTGCTAATCGCATTCTATCGTCATCTTCAATTATATGAGTCAATGTAACTGGATCACCAAGACCTCCTAAAAAAGTAGCCATAGTAATCCCAGGCGCTAATCTAGTTCTGCTAGTTATCTCTTCTTGAAACAAAGGATTAAACTTTGGATCAGGAAAGTATGTAGTCTTATATGTTTTTGCCATTCGTTTACCTAATTATGTAAATAACTTTGAAGTAGTAGCTGCTCTACCGACCGGTTGATCTGGTCTCATAGGCGACTTTTCACTACCAATTATTCTTCCAGTTTTCCCAGGAGCTATGTTAGCAAACCCAGGAGATATTATACCTTCAGATAAAATTGCTCCAATAAACTCTTCATTATTTAAATTATTAGCGTCCCTTAACTTTGATCTTGCTTCTCTAGTTGTGAGCAAGGTTTTTGACACGCCACCATAATTTGTAGTTTGATCAATTTTATCTTTTAAGAAATTACCATCATCAACGTCAACTCTTCTTATCCCTTTTGGAGAATTGTTTAATATAGCTTGAGCTACAGCATTTGTAACTTGAACAGTATTCTTATTTGTCGCTGTAGTATCAGTTGCGCTATGTCCACCAGTACCAGCACCTGCACCTAATGAAGTTGCAACTAAAGCTTTTGCCGATTGATTGGCATCAATTGCTTGAGTGGCTGTACCAACTAAATCGCCTCTAAAAGTTGTTGAAGTCATTTCAGTTGAGTTAATTCTTGGAATATGAGCGGTCTTTCCGTATACTACCATTTCTTCTCCACCAATAGTTCCGCTGTCTCCTGCCACTAACAGAGAAGA